GTGGTGGTGGTGGTGGTTATGTGCTTCTAGTATATGGAACCAAAACAGGATCTGCAGTCACTTCTTTGATTAGAGCAAACGGCGGCACCGGTGGAAACTCTGGAAACGGAAATGGTACTGGCACAGCTGGAAACGCTGGAGACGGCGGAGATTCTGGATATGTTACGGTTTTGAATATCCTAACTGGATCTGGAACGCATGTAACATCTTCTGCTGGAACAACTGGTGGAACAGCTTCTGGCTCAACTGGAGCAACTGGCGGAGCTGGTGCGAATTCTCAAGTAACTTTGTAAGGGGATAAAATGGCATCTAGAGATATTTTAGACTATCAATCAAATGTGATCGGGCAGCTTTCTGAGCCCGAAGGTATCGAGTGGACAGAAGAACAATGGGCAGAAATGCTTGCTCCATATGCTGTTTCCCCACCAAGCCCAGAAGAAATGGTCACTGTAGAGATCAACAAAACGATTGAAGATAATCAGCAATATGCCCAAGGCCTAATGAAGCGAATGAAGGCGCTGAATCTTTCTAGCAATATGAACATTGGCCAAGCAATGTGGATTCATCATAGGCTCAGAGCTCTTGATGTAAATCTAACTCCAATTGGAATTCCAATCACTGTTACTTTGGATCTATTGAATCTTGTTGTAAGCGGTGACGTTGAAACAGGATGCGTGGCTTTGCAGCTGTGTGTTCCTGACGATATGTCTCAGCCTTATCATTGCTTAAGTGCAGAGTTCTTGGCTTGGACAGTTGCAGATATGAAGGCCTATCTCGGATGGGCATGATCAAGCAGTTTTTGTATAACCTAGGTCTTGGCCTAGATCAGTTTGTGAATGTTCTTCTGCTCGGCGACCCCGATGAAAGCTTGTCAGGTCGTTTGGGCAGAGCTTACATGAGCGAGCATCCAAAGTGGTGGGTGATTCCATGTGTTCATGTGAATGACTACATTTGGTATTTGATTCGCGGAGAAATATCTCACAGTCTTAATGCTGTTGAGAAAGAAGAGTGTCCGAAAGAAAAGGAACTCTGGTCTTGGAGCAAGGAATAATATGGCAATCTTCGGAGCTTTAGAACTAGAACCAATTCTGCAGGTCAACGATAAGACTCGCTTGAACGCGACAAAATCTTATATTTCTAAGGACGAGCCTGCTATCACGCTAGTTCGTATCGAGCCAGAAACTGGAAATGGTTTTGTCACAGTATCTGGTACGGGTCTTTCATATAAAGACTGGTATCTGGATTGGACATATACATCTGCTGGAACAAAAACTGTCAGCATTGAGATCACCACAACTGGATCACCTGTCGTTGTCACAAAAGACATTGTTGTCGTGACTGCTGTTGTTGACGGCCTGTGGTCTAGTGACCAAGATCTTGTAAAGTATGAGCCTGACATATTGAAATGGATCAAGCCCGGAAGAAGTTCTTTCCTTGATATGCACCGAGCAGCACAGACAGAGATTCTTGATTGGCTTGATGAGCAAAGAATCTGGGACATTGATGGCAATAGATTCACCAAGGCAGACATTCTTGTAACCGATGAAGTTAGAAAACTTTCTACCTATTGGGCCCTGCAGCTTATTTATTTCGGATTACAGAATCAGCCTGACGATGTGTTTTCTCAAAAAGGATCTTACTATGAAGATAAGGTTCTTAAAGCTAAGAATAGAGGCCGTCTGCTCATTGATTTTGACAAAGACACCGAGCAAACCAATGCCGAAGCTTACGAAATGCGATCAATCAGGATCTATCGAAGATGAGTTTATCAGACGTTCGTCCATACTTCAGAACTCAACTAGACTCTTTGGCCTTCACTGAATGGGAAGACGCTTTCCAAGACGATAATATTCCATCGACTCTTATGGACCGTGCTTACTTTCAGTCTTTGGTTGGAGTCACTGGAACAGAAACAGGAGCTACGCATCTTGAAATGACTGCGACCGTAGAGGTCCGTTGTTATTTTAAGGGATATAGGGAGCCTGCTGTTGCCTTAGATGAGGCGATTGACAGGAGTGAAGAAGTAATTAAAGCTTGTTGTAATACTCTGAACCAGGCGGGAACAGGGATAAAGGGAGTTTATCTCGTCAGTCTTGGGCTCGAACCACTCAATCTCGATACGAATGACAATGTCGTGCGTGCGGTGATGGTGTTCGACTGCAGAGTTGAGGTTTGTCTTAGCTAACAAAATTTGACTATTTAACAGGGAGGTTAAAGTCATGTCATGTAATACCAGTTCTTATAATTTAGGGGTCGTAGGTATCCTCCTTGGGGAAGATACAGCGCAAACAACTTGCATCGTTGCTAAAGCAGACGTTTCAAGCTCATTGCAAAACAAATATTTCATCCTGCACGAGCCAGTCACTCAGCTTAAGCATTATTTCTGGATGAACGTCGGTGGCGCGGGTGTTGATCCGGCTGTTCCAGTAGCAACTGGACACGCTGTTGCCATCTCTGCGAATGCTACAGCAATTGCTGTTGCAACTGCAGTTTCTGGAGTGATCGATGCTCTTGCATGGGCGGCATCAACAGCTACCGGAGAACATATCGAGGTGACTTTTGTGACCAATGGTTATGCATACGAAGGTCGCGATGCTCTTGCGGAAGCTTCTCGCACAAACTTCACCATCACTGTTAGCCAATTCGGCCAAACTCAAGTTGATGTTGGAGCTACAAGCGGTGACACCACTGTTACTATCGACGAGCAATTGGTTGATATCACAGCTCCTCAATATGGAGACTTCGTCTTAGAAGAAATCCGCAAAGGCCTAACTGGCGGTGCGGCTTTTGAAATGAAGGATACAAGTGTAGCCAATGTTCGTAGAGCTTTAAACTTCTACGGATCTACCATTGTGACTGACGATGCTTCTGCAAAGGTGATCACTGGATACGGTTCTAAGAACTTGTTCAAATCAACTTCAGACGTTTCTACAAAGCTTGTCTTCAGACCTTTGAAGTTCGTTGCGGACCAAAATCCTTCAGAGGACTTTACTTTCCACAAAGCAAAGCTGAAGCTTGGCGAATTGACTTTCTCTGCTGAAAACGAATTGGTGCTGCCTGTCGAAGCAGTTGTATATCTTGACCTGACTAAAGCTCAAGCTGTTAACTTCTTCTCATACGGCGACGCTGGAGCGATTCCAGTAGCATAAGGGGATTAGATGAACTTTGAAATAGGCTCAGAGAAAACAGTATCCATCAAAGCAAACGGGCAGGCGTATTCAATGCGCGTGCCTAAGCTCGGCGAGCAGAAGGTTTTGGAAGCAAAGCTTAAGGCTGCAGACCCTGCTGAGGTTTATGATGTGTATGATGCTTTCTTCATGGGCCTAGGTCTCGGAGCTAAAGCATCTGATCTTTTGGATGCCCAAGACTTCATTGACCTCATCGAGTTCATCTTCAATCCAAAAAAAAAGACGGTAAGCCCACAGAACTAGAGCTAACATATGCCAGGCTCTGTCGGTTTTATGGTTGGACACCGAGAGACATAGATCAACTTTATGTCGATGAACTTGGAGTATATGTGCAAGCAATGCGATCAATAGATTCACACGAAAGACTTGTTGGACTTGGTCAAATGGACTGGCCTAACAAGAAAGAAAGCATTCGTTCGCGAGAGTGGAAAGATCTTCATAAGATTGCATATCCAAAATCTTACAATTCTTCCGGAAATAAAATTCTTTCAACAAAAGAACTCTTTGAAATAATGAGAAGTCGTTAATGGCATCTGATAACCAGATTGTTTTAGAAATTATTCTTGACGATGGAACAATCCAAAGAGGATTTGCCAAGGTTAAGTCTTCTGGTGATGACGCCGCAAAAAGCATAGGCAGCTCGTTTTCCAGCGCTTTGACTAGCATATCCAGCCCAACAGATATTCTTGCCGGACTTTTTTTAATTAAGTCTGCTCTCGGTGCTATCGCTGAAATTGGAAAGACTGCATTTGAATTTGTTCTTGAGGGCGAGAAGATAAAGTCTATCAATGCCCAGTTTGATCTTCTTGCTCAAAGCTCTGGCCTTGCAGGGCAAGCAATAAAGAGCCAGCTAGAATCAGCTGCTGGCGGCCTGGCTGATACAACTGATTTACTTAAGGCGGCAAGCGAAGGTTTTGTACAGTTTGGAGAAAACGCAAAAAGGCTTCCAGAAACCCTAGCCCTTGCAAGACAAGTTGGTGCCGTATTTGGTGGTGATCTTGTTTCAAACTTTGAAAGATTGAATCAAGCAATTGCTTCTGGATCTCAAAAGGCGCTTAAAGCCGTTGGTATATATTTAGATACAGATAAAGTTTTGAAGGATTATTCAAGAAGCCTTGGAATTAGTGTTGATCTTCTGTCTCAAGAAGAAAGACAACAAGCGATATTAAATGCAACGCTTGAACAGGGAAAGAAGAAATACGCCGAGGTTGACCTTACTCTTAATCAAACAGGAGATGCATTTGTTCGATTAAAGAACGCTGCAAAAGATTCTCTAGAGGCCGCCTCTGTTCTTGCAAGCAATGTTTTTGGACCTGCATTCAGAGATGCTTTTGATTTAATTGCTGCTGGCGCCAAAAAAGCCAAAGATGCTATTGATAAAAATTATGGGTCTGGTGCCGACAAGCTAAATGCATCGATAAAAGATATTCAAGATCAGATTAAAGAGCTTGAGGCTGTTTCAAATGGAGCAGTAAACAGCATTTCAGACATTGGCCTTCTCGCCGCTGGCCCTGTGCAGGCTAGGCTTGAGGGGTTTAGAGAAACCCTTAGGCTTTTAAACAGGCAGCTTAGCGATCTCGGTGGAAGATCTTCAGAAGATGCAAAAGCTCAATCAGAACAAGCAATAAAAGAAGAGCAAAAAAGACTTCAGAGAAACTCCGACTTTAAGCTTGCAGAAGAAATCAGATTCAACACAGCTATTGCCACAATAAAACAAGCAGGAATTGAAAAGAGCATTGCGCTGGCAGCTGATGGTGAAGGAACTGCAGAACAGAAGCTTATTGCTCAGCTTGATGGACTGAATGCATTAAGAATTGCCAAGGAACAAGAGTTTATAAATCAAGACAATAAGCTAGAGCTTGATTTCAGAACAGGAAAGATTGCGACTATACAGCAGTTCAATGATGAAGAAAAGATACTTAAGGCTAAACTTGGACAAGACCTTGCCGATATCAACGATAAAGCAAATAAGCTGATTCTTGATACTGACAAGAAAAGCAGACAACAGCAGATTGATGGAACAAGGACAGCCCTTGGACAAATTGCAACTCTTCAGCAAAACTCAACGGGAACTCTTGCTGAAATAGGTAAGGCAGCGGCGATAGCTCAGGCGACAATTGATGGATATCGTGCTGTTCAAAACGCCCTAGCAACGGTTCCATATCCTTTCAACTTTGCAGCAGCAGCACTTGTTGGTGCGGCGGCAGCTGCAAATATAGCAAAAATATCTGCTGTGGGCGGCGGTGGCGGCGGATCTTCTTTTGCTCCAGCATCTGGCACAGCCGATAATCCAACAGTGGTTGAGCCAATAGGACCAACGCCAACAGCAGACCTAACAAGAAGAAACGACACCAGCGTCGTGGTTAACATCCAAGGCGACGTACTAGACAGCGATGAAACTGGACTACGCATAACCAGACTTCTGAATGATGCTTTCGACAAACAGGGCGTGAGCGTTCGCAGGGGAGTTCTTGCTTAATGGCACTACAAACTAGAGCAAAGTTTTATTATGGCCACCAGATTTTAGAAGGATCTACAAGCATCGACTTCGACGAGGGCGGGCCGATCCTTACAGCAGAGCTATCCGTAGGGTACTATTCAATAACAGAGTTCATCATTGAAGTTCAGCGGGCTCTTACAGAAGCTGGCGCTTTGATATATGCCGTTGGCATTGATCGATCCACTAGGATCATCACTATCTCAGCAAGCGGGACTTTCGCCCTGAGAAAAGCCACTGGGCCTCACGCTGACAATCCATTATATGATCTTCTAGGCTATTCCGGAGGGGACCTGACCGGAGCCAATACGTATACCTTCACCAATGCTTCAGGGTTTGAATATAAGCCCCAGTTCTTCTTACTTGACTGGGTAGGGCCAGATGAAGACGTGCAGGCCGTGGAGGCCAATAGCACTGAAACTGGATCTGGACGTATTGAAGTTGTGACCTTTGGCCAGAAGCGAACCATCACCATGAATATCGACTTCATTACCGATATCTGCTTCCAGGACAACGATGCCATAGAGACAAATCTGACTGGAAAGCAGGATGCTATTGATTTCCTTAAGGACATTATTAAGAAGGGGCATGTTGAATTCATGCCTGATCGGAATGATGTTGATACCTATTACACACTGTTATTAGAATCAACTGCGAGCAATAGACAGGGAATCGGCTATAAGCTCAATGAGAAATTAGGCCAAGGACTGCCGGGTTATTATTCAACAGGCATCCTCACTTGGCGAATCGTGGAGGACTAAGCTTTGGCTGTAGTAAATAATGCGCCTGTAGAGGCAACATATACAAATTCCAAGCTGATGAGCCGGACCACTGACACCAGCACGACTGGCAAGGTGTCTTTAGAAAACACATCAGATGTAAATTCTGGCGCCATTGTTTCAAACTCTCAGCGCGCTCACAATGAGACATTTGATGCTGTCGGAATGACTGGCATTGGGGACTCAAATCGTAATGTCTATTCAAGCAATGAAGTGATCACTGACGGGGACGACCGGAAGGAAGCTATCGGCAAGCTTGATCAAATGTTCAACTTATCTGCAGGACATGCTCATAGCGGAGCAGCTGGAGACGGCGCTGTTATCAGTGCTGAAGACCTAGACAACATCAATAAATATGAAGCTCACGCACAGGTTATTGCACACGCTGGGGCTTCTGGAACTACTGTTGATATCACTGCTGAGATGACTGGCAAAGTTGCTGGCGGTGGGCCAGTTGCTTATGGTGTGATCACTGATCCTCCATTCAACATGGTAGCAATCAGAAACTCTACGACTGCAACAGAGATTGAAGATGCTGGCGGGCAAAAGGTATACGGCAGGATTACATATTCAGCTCCAAACTGGAGCCTGGACTTCTTTACAAATGAAGCCGGAACAGAAACATCACACTCATTAGCTTCGCAAGATATTGAAGTCATGTTCTGGGAAGTATTTAGTCTTGAAACTCGGCCTACAATTCCATCAAACCCATTGGGCTTTGGAACTCTGGACATTACTGGTGATGTGGTTGACGCAACAACGACTCAGCGTGGTGTTGTTTCTACTGGAACTCAAAGCTTCGGTGGTGCAAAGACATTCATTGAAAGTGCTGCAATAACAAAATCTGTCAATGCATTCTCTGGACTTACCACGACCAATTCAAACACGGGGTCATCAAGCCTTTCTGGTTTGAGCTCTTCAAACGGTACGAGCTCAACCACTTTCGGGACTTTGAGCACAACTCATCCGTTCTTAGCTAGCTGGGGATTCATCAGCAATTCTGGAAACGGCATCTTCTTCAATACGCCAGCGACAAAGACTACAAACTTTGCTCAAGGTGGAACGACTCAAGCCTTCATCAATTCAAATGGTGGCTTTGTTGTATCGACTGGCTCTGCAATGAGCACTTCGGCTACCGGAGGATTCTTTGCCATTCCAATTATGAATGGAGCCCCAAGCGGAACGCCTGCCTCATATACAGCGAACGTATCTCAACTAGTTGTAAACAAATCTCAAAGCCAGCTTTATTTCTATTCAAGCGGATGGAGGAAAGTTCTTGAGTCTGTAATCACAACAAGCGGATCTATTCCGTATTACAACAACAATAGATTTGAAGAAGATGCAGGATTTCTTTGGGACTTCAATAATAAATATCTGGGAGTTGGAACAGGCGCTCCCGTTACAGATATCGATGCCACCAATACTAGAACTGGCCTCGGCGTTACCGTAAGGGCTCAGAACTTAGATAGCGCCACAGGATCATACAGTTCTTTGTTGGCAGTCAATGATTCTGCATCTGGAACTATTGAGATGAAGGTCTTGAGCTCAACAGATGGAGATGTGCCAAGTGTTGAGAGCGCTGGAGGACCACTATCGATCGGATCTCTGGACGCTGAAGACGTATTACTTAAGACAACAGGGACTCAAAAAGCAAAGATCCCTGCTGCTGGTGGCTTCGCCGTAACAACAGGAACAGATCTTTCTACAACAGCCACCGACGGATTTCTATATGTTGCAAAGACTACGGGAACTCCGACAGGCGTGCCGTCTAGCATTGCTGGATCTGCACCAATAGTTGTTGATAGCGGAGCAAACAAGCTTTGGATCTATTCCGGCGGATCATGGGTAGATGTATCATCGACAGTAACATTTCCCATTTCTGCTACAAATGGTGGAACTGGACAGTCGACATATACCACAGGAGATATTCTTTATTCTTCTGCATCAAACGTATTGAGCAAACGATCTATAGGATCAACAAATCAGGTTCTGACTGTGATCGGCGGAGTGCCTACATGGCAAACTCCTGCGGCTGTTGTTACGTATACTTGGAATCAGGGGACACCTACTGGATCTATAAATGGATCAAATACTGCATTCACTCTTTCAAGCACACCTGCTCAAGCGGCAAGTGTGGATTTATATCTTGATGGTTTATATCAACGCCAAGGCACTGATTATACTATTTCAGGCACCAGCATAACAATGACAACTGCCCCGGCTACGAGCCAGAATATTTGGGCAAAATGGGTAACGTAGGAGATATGAATGCCTAAATATATTCAAGACGCAGACGTTAAGGGATCGGCAGATGTTTCTGCTGATTCAAGTTTGATCAATGCAAATAAGATTTATGTGACGTCTCTTGGAAAGCGCTTAGAACAGGCCATTACCAATGGCGATATTGGCGGTGGTTCTGGTATAAACTACATCACAAATTTCAACGCAGAAACAGATACCACAGGCTGGGCGACATATGCCGATGCTGCTGGCGCATTGCCAGTTGATGGAACTGGCGGAAGTCCGAATGTTACATGGACAAGGACAACATCCACGCCGCTTCGAGGGACAGGATCTTTCTTATTCACAAAAGACGCTGCAAATAGACAAGGTCAAGGCGCAAGCTATGACTTTACAATTGCAGAAGAAGACAAGGCAAAACCCCTTCAAATCAGAGTTCCATATCAGATTGCTTCGGGAACCTATTCTGGAGGCACCAGCTCAACTGATTCAGACCTTACTTGCTATATCTATGACGTTACAAACGCTGTTGTCATTCAACCTTCTGGCTACAAGCTAGACGGTGGCGTTTCCAGCGTCAATTATGTTTTGACTGCCAACTTTCAAGCAGCTTCAAATAGTTCAAGCTATCGATTGATATTTCATGTGGCCACAACTTCGGCGTCTGCATATACGGTGAAGCTTGATGATATCTCTGTCGGCCCAGTTGTATATGCTGTTGGCGCCGCCGCATATGATCCAACTGACTATACACCTACATATGCAGGCTTTGGCACAGTAACCACCACAGAAATGAAGCACTCTCGTCAGGGCGCTATTATGAGAATCCAAGGAAAGATTACGCTTGGAACTACGACAGCAACAACTGCATCAATGACTTTACCTGGAAGCCTGACGGCCAATGTCTCAGCAATAAGACATGTTGGATATGCTGTCTTTGGCGGAACAACTGCCGCACCAGTAAAGATTGCTGTCCTTGCATCGTCTGCAAGCAACACATTAAATTTTGGTGTTATTAATGCTTCTTTAAGCGCGGCGGGCGGTACATCGATAGGTTCATCTGGCGATGTTTTGTCTTTAGATATAGCAGTTCCAATAACTGGTTGGTCAGCAAACTCTGTGGTTTCTTCAGAAACAGATTCTCGCGTTTGTGCTGCGAGGTATGCAACAAGCAATACAACATCAATCGCAAACGCAACTTTCACAATGATTGATTTCACTTCTCTAGCTTGGGACACACACGGAGCAGTTACAGGCGCTGGCGGTGGAAACAACACTACGGGTGGAAGCGGTTGGAAATTTGTAGCACCATTGCCCGGGTTCTATACAGTTGCCTCTGGTTTAGGGGTCACTTCTGGCGGTGGCTGGGGTGCTGGAGAATCAATAATTCTGGCTTTATATAAAAATGGCTCTGAGGCAGAGAGAATAACAAGGGTGTTTGCCACAACCACACATTCTCAAGCAGTCACTGCAGCTGGAGCGACCACAATACAATTAAATGCTGGCGACAATATACAAATAGCATTTTATCAGGATTCGGGCGCCTCACTTGGAATGAATGGAACTGGACAATTTGTAGCGATCGAGCGCGTTTCTGGTCCAAATCAGATTGCGGCTTCTGAATCAGTATATGCTTCTGCAAAGAATTCCGGTGGCCAAAGCATTTCAAACAGCACAGTTACAAACATTACTGGCTGGACTATTGATACAAATTCTCACAATTCACTAGCAACAGACGGACAATTTACTGCTCCAATAAGCGGTGAGTATGAAGCACACTTACTTTTGGCATATGCAACAAATGCAGTCGGGGATAGGCAATCAAGGATTCTATTAAATGGGTCTGCAGTTGCCTATCAAAGTGTTGCAGGAAGTGCGACCCTAAACATTGTATCTCCATGTAGCTGGCAGGGGAAAATGATTGCTGGGGATATTATTAGGCCAGCAACATTTCAATCAAGTGGCGGAGCCCTTTCTCTTGCTGCAGATAATAACATAGTAAAGTGGATGATAAAAAGGATCGGTAACTGATGATTCGAGCGACAATTAAAAACCTTATGGGTGAAATTACAAACCAGGCTGATTTTGAATCCCAAGAAATTGCAGAAAGCTGGTTTTTTAAAGAGTCTGCAAATGGTTCTTTTGGGGCTTTAGAAAAGACTCTTGTTGATATTGATGGAAAGCCAACGGGAGAAATTATACCTCAACAGTTTACAGTTGAATATTTTGATGTCTCCGAAGAGCAGCAAAAAAAGAATTCAATTAATAGGGCAATTCTTGCCCAACAGCTTGGCCAAGAGGTCTGGGCGAACGCCTGGGTATTAATTAAGCAAAAGGGCGTTACAGATGGGATGGCCGATGCGCTCATTGAAGATAAAACACTTTCTGCAATTGATAGGTTTATTAAGGGCGGATTCTTTCTAGATGCAAAAAGACACGTTGAGAAGCTAGACGAGTCCCTGTTTTCTTCAGAAGAGAAATTGTCGCTTATTAAACTTCTAGAAGAGGCAGACGCCAAAGTAGGATAGATGAAAGTCAGTGAGATCATAAATGAAAATACTGGAATCTCGATAGGGCTTATCATCGCTCTAGCAGGAGCTGTCTCATGGATGACCACTATCTACAGCGGTGGCGAGGCAAACGCGAAGGCAATAACGCGACTTGAAGAGACGACTATATCATTGCAAAATAACATTCAGCAGATTCTGATAAACACAACAGAGACAAAATCCAAAGTGGAATTTTTGTACGAACAACAGAAGGAGAAATAATATGTTGGAAGGTAAAGAAGTAGAAGGAAAACTAGGTGAATTCGGTGGATATTCAGTTGATCTTGGCAAAGATGGCAAGCTTGTCATCGCTCTTGAGGCAAAGATTGATTTGATCGCTGAGCTTAAAAAGCTTTGTGCTAAGACCGCAACGCCAGTCGACGATGCAGCTATTGCATGGGTCGAGAAAATGTTGATGGTATTGTAATATGAATTGGCTGATCAAAATCTTTTTTGAGAGGCTATTTGAATTCGTGCTGGGCCTCATTAATAAAGAGGCCGCAGCTGCTCGTCGGATTGCCGATCAGAAGAAGAAGGACGAAGAAAATCTACAAAAATATACTGACGCCATCAAATCGGGAGCTCCTGATGCAGAAGTGGAAAAGCGTGCAGAGGATGTACTTAATGGCGATTAGAATAACTGTCTTCGCTTTCATGATGGCATCTCTGATGGCATGTGGCGGATTGCCAAAGCCTCCGGCTGTAAACCCATGGGTGTTGCAAGAGCGCAAGCTCACAGTGATCCCATGCAATATGACCGATCCAAAGAACTTTCGATTCAGCTGTGATGGAACAAAATCTGAGATGTTGAACCCTGCTTTTGATGGATACTTCATGGTATCTCCTAGAGAAATCCAAGCATGGAGAGCGTGGGGCAAAGACATTTCTCAAAACTATGAATGCAAAAAGAAGTAGGTACACATGAAGTGGATGGAATGCGCTATCAAAGAACTTGGTGTTCAAGAATATCTTGAGAAGGGGAAATCAAATCCTCGCATTGAGAAATATCATAATTCAGTTTCATCAAAAGGATCTGACGACTCTGTTCCTTGGTGTGCAGCTTTTGTAGGCTGGGTTCTATCTACATGTGGATGTAATTTCACTGGCAGCGCTTGGGCTAGAAGCTATCTTGAATGGGGCTATGCACTTCCATCTTTCAAAGAAGGATGCGTTGTTGTTTTCTCTCGCGGTCCAAATGCAGGACACGTGGCCTTTGGCGTGAGCAAAATGCCGGGTCTAGTGAAAGTCCTTGGTGGAAACCAGGGCGATAAGGTTTGTTACAAATGGTATCCGACATGGAGAGTGCTTGGATATCGCTGGTCGAATGACTTCAACAGATTGATGAACATTCCTTACGAGGCAAAATAATGTCATTTGCTGTAACTGAGAGGGCGAATCTATATGCATCTCAGACAGCGATCTCGCCTCAAATCGTATTAACAATCGATGGAATTGATGAGCGCTTTGGCGCACAGATAGTTAAGGTATTGGCTCGTTGGGGTCAAGACGGACTTGTCTGGGGCTTAGAGGGCCTTGTCTGGGGCGGCACTACAGAGTCGTCCTTGTCTCGTGACTTTGTTTCAATGAATGGAACTACAGATACAATCTCTCAACAGCTTGAGCCCGATAAGGGCGGAGCAAGCTCTACGCAAAGTATGACCATTCGCCTTGCTGATATCGGCGGGGAGATGTCTAGGATTGTAAGTCCTGGAGTTGTGGTTGACGATATTCTTTATCGCAATGCTCAAGTATACCTAGCTCCAAATCCAAACTGTGCTTTCCCTGAAGACTACATTCAGATGTTCAATGGAAAGATTCAGGGAGTGAAGACAGGTCCTTCGTTTGTCGATCTAACAATCGCACATCCAGAGGATTTAAAAAGATCAAATATATTTCTTAAAGCTGAGACGGTAACGACTCAGAAGTTCAAGTTTCAGTCTGTCGATATTCAGGACCTATTCTACCAAGCGAGGGGTGATGTTACAGGAACAGTTAGTATCCAATATCAGTCTGGTGGAACAGGCCAAAATCCTACTGTGTCAGTCGCAGGAAATCAGATTACTGTGTTCATTGATCCTGGGGTCACTTTTGCTAAGTCTATTAAGAAGAAAGTAGAAAACGACGAGGACGCAAACCAGCTGGTGACTGTAAAGATCACAGGAAATGGCGGCGCTGTGCAGGCCGTTCAGGCGATCACTTCGCTGACTGCTGATTCCCAGATCTTTGTCAGTGATGCTTCTCAATTCTTCTCTGCTGTTGGAACAAAGTTTCTCACCTACGCCAGAGTTGGGGATGAGATAGTCCAGTACACAGGAATTGATTTAGCTCTGAATAAACTCACTGGTATAACCAGAGCTCAACTTAACACCTTCGGAGCGACCGCAGATGTTGGTGAGACTGTATCAAGTTTTTATGTTCTTGGTGACGATACATCTGGTAGCGGGAATGCTATCGATCTTTCTCTGTGGCTTCTTCTTAGTGGCGCCGATACTAATTATGCGGTATCTGATCCGAAGAATTTCATCACTATTTCGCCAACCGAGGATGTAACAAATGCGATTTTCTATGACGGCATTGACGTCAAAACTCTTTACAACATTACGGTGGGTGACCTGGTTAGCTCTACAGGTGCCGCTAATGCTGCTAATAATTTCAGCGGAGCTTTTGTTTCGGATATTGTCCTCACTGAACTCGGATCATACGTTGTAGTTTCTGGACCTTCGCTTGTTGTGGAGCTTGATTCAGCAGCAGTGGTTTCATTTCAAAGCCAGTACAATATCTTGCCTGATGGTGTAGGGCTTCTGCCCAACCAGGTAGACATTGATCAGTTCAGATATATCAAGGCGCTCTATTCATCATCGATTGCAAACTATCAGATATACATCAAAGACAATGTGACTGCGAAGGACCTTATCAATCAGCAGATTCTGTTGCCATCGGCACTATATTCAATTCCTCGCAAGGGAAAGATCTCTGTATCGATGACCGCTCCGCCTCTATACTCAGAGAATACAAAGACGCTGGACCTAACTACTGTCAAAAAGCCGTCGCAGTTGAAGCTTGATAGAAGCGTGAATGCTAACTTCTACAATGCCATTGTTTATAAATTCAACGATGACTCGCTTGAGGGCAAAAGTCTTTCTGGTGTGGTCTACGATTCAGAAGATTCGTTCAATCAGATCGACTCACCAACAAAGCCTTATGTGATTGAAGCCGGTGGCCTTAGAGACACGCCAGCGACGCGATCATTGATTGAGAGAAACGCAGACAGATTCCTACAGAGGTATCAGTTTGCTGCTGAAGGACTTCAGGTCGATGTTCCGTTCAAGGTCGGCTGGACTGTTGAGGTTGGAGATTCTGTGGTATTTGGATCTGATGATCTGAAGGCTGTTGATATCACAACTGGCACACGCAAGTTCAAGCCAAGGATCTTCGAGGTTCTTAATAAAGAGCTCTCGATAAAAACTGGCGACATTCGCCTTAAGATCGTGGACACCGCCTATAATCAAAACATTCGATATGCTGTTTGGTCTCCTTCAACAACTGTAGGAACTGGATCAACCACATCTGTGATCGTAATAACCGATAGCTTTGGAACCAGCTTTCCTAAAAAAGAAAAGGACAAGTGGGCCAACTATCTGGGTAAGGACATTATTATTCACACTGCTGACTTTGCTACTTCATACCAGACCACTATCCAGGGCTTTGACCCGACCAATCCCTACAAGATGCTGATCGACCCTGCGATTGCTGGGGCACCCGCCGCTGGCTGGCAGATTGACATTGCTGACTATGATAACATCACTGTCGGGGATACATTCTTGAAGCTTGTACATCCGTTCTGGACCCCAACGCTTGATATCGTAACTGGTATATCCACAACGCAGTTCACAGTTTCAGCTCCGCATGCAGCGAAGCTATTCGTTGACGGTATTGTCAGGGTTCATAGCGATGACTACACTATTGACTCTGGTCGTAAGGGAATTAAAGTTATCAATATAACTGGCGTGACCATAACGGTCGAGACTGGACTAGGATTTGTTCCGTCTGCTGGTCAAAAAATCGACTTCGTAGGATTTGTTTCCGATGAAGGCCAACCATATGGATGGGTGTAATGGCAGAAATCTCAGGGGCGAGAGTCCTAATTACAGAAGAAGAAATGATCACCGGTGCTGCGGCAAGCGAAGGCGCCATGAACCATGTGGGCGGAAGCTTGAATCTTGTTTTAAATAATGAGGTGGCTTGCTACCGATGGACCATGAATGGCCCGTATTTCAACGGAGGATCGCCTCAGACAAAGGTTGATGGGGAATATATCCTAATGCGCCCAATGACCCTTGTCGGTGTTCATATGTACAACCAGGTAGCTGGCGCCTCTGGAACCCTTGAGCTTGATGTGCTTAGGCTGCCTAGCGGTGGTGGATCGGCTTCGATCTTCAGTACTACGCCAAAGCTCGTTTATACTTCAGGTAATGATTCGACAATGTTCAGAGACTTTGTTTCTGGGACAACGCCTTGGAATCCTGCTGGGTGTACAGTTCCAGTATTGGCGATCAGTGATTTCAATACCCACGACAAATTGGTTTTAAATATTCAACAAATCCAAAGCGGCGGTCAGAACGCAGGGCTCGCGCTTTACTTCAGGCTGAGGTAATTATGGCTACATATTCAAGCTCACAGGCTTTCGTCTCTACAACTCGATACACTAGAACCGCAGGCGGAGCCGTAGGAACAAGCGCTGAGCAGACGCTATATACAGTCCCAGCACAGCGCGAAGCCGAAGTTGAGATTCAATATCTGAACTGGGGATCTGCTGATCCAACGACAAACTTCAAGATCGATTTCTCTGGTGGCGGAAGCACGCCTTTGGTGATCGCAGCAACAGCTGGAAATTATCCAGGGGCTGTTGGAGTTGTTGGCGGAACCGTAACCACGCCAAGCACAAACTTGAACCAATCTCAACCAGGCTTGCCAGCGAACTTTCCAATGAAGTTTAAGCTTGTTGCTGGAGAGACTGTGAAGTTTCAACCGGTATCATCTCTTGCGACATACCAATATAATTTCGTTGTGAAAGAGTTTGTTGCCTAATAACTAGACAACTGGACTACCATTTCTTACAGACTCTGTAATGCTTACGGTCAATGGCAAAAGGCTACAAGTCTATCTTAGTAATAAGTGACCAGCATTTCCCATATAATCACCCGGACATTGTCGCATTCCTGCGTGCGTGCAAATCAAAGTTCAAGCCAGACAAGATTGTGAACATTGGGGACGAAGTTGACTGGAATTCGATGAGCTTTCACCCAAAAAGTCCTGACCTGCTAAGCCCATCTTCAGAACTTGCAATATCAATAAGAAGACTTCAGCCAATATATAAAATGTTTCCAGAGATGGATCTTGTTGATTCAAACCATGGTTCGCTTGTTTATAGACAGGCATCTGCTAATGGAATTCCATCAACACTTATCAAGTCATATCGAGAAATTATACAAGCTCCTCGCGGATGGAAATGGCATGACCATTTGGTATTAAAGTGCAGCAATGGAAAGCTTGTTTACTTCTGTCATGGAAGATCTAGCGATGCTTTGAAGAGCTCAAAGAATGTTTCAATGTCCTTCGTACAGGGCCATTTCCACAGCAAGTTTGAAATCAGATACTGGGCCAACGAACTAGACCTATACTGGGGAATGACTGTCGGATGCCTTATTGAGCGCCGATCACTTGCCTTTGCATATGCCAAAACCACCGGTGACAAACAGATAATTGGGTGTGGTGTGATTCTTGACGGCCAACCTAGACTTCTTCCCATGGTCTTGGACCGCGAAGGAAGATGGATTGGGAAGATTGTTTAAGCTATCCTAATCATGGCCTGGACCTGTAGCCAACGATCCCACGCGAGTATTTCGACTGCTACAACAATGGGCCTCTTTTTTTTGGAGGTCTCTTGAAGAAGCCACGGAAGAAATCAAAGCCAAAAAAACCAGTCAATATATTCGGCAAAATAGTGCCTGTATATCTAGCAAAGGATCTTGTCACAGATCAGCCAGTATTCGGATGCTTTGATCCTGCCACATGGACAATCTACCTTGATGATTCACAAACAAAGCCTGAGCTTCTAGAAACCCTGATCCATGAGATGGGCCATGCATTGATGCAGCGCTTATACCTAGTGGGTGTTATCGATCCAAAGATTATCGAGATCATAGTCGAGGGTTACACCCATGTGATGATCGAAAACTTTAAGCTGACAAAGCGGTAGGCCAATAGCTAGCCTTCTTGCTGGAGGCTTTATGAAATATCCTATCGTCGTTTTATCAATCGTTGTGTTCGTTCTAACCATGGTTCTGGTGATTTCTGGGTGTGAGAAAACCCTGATGGCAAAGCCTGAGATTGTTGCCGCTACGACTACGACAATGGCTATCGATAAAACGCTCCAGGCTGACCTAGGATGGAAAGATTCAAAGCATCCTGAGCGTGAGGCATGGGGACAGTTTTTGAAGTCCCAATTGTCAGTAAAGCACTTTGATGCGTTCAATTCTGCAAAAGACAACAAAGCATTTTGTCCAAAGTTTGACTCGCTAAGCAAAGATCAGAAGGTGAACATGTGGTCCGAGCTGCTTGTATGGGTCATATATTATGAGTCTGGTTGGAGTCCAACTTCAAGAATGGTTGAGCCTCAAAGTTCATTTCCAAAGCCAGATCCAATAACAAAACAGCCAGTAGCTTCGGAAGGATTGACTCAACTCAGTTATATGGATGTTTTGGTATCTCCATCATGCAAAATGGATTGGTCAAAGGACAAGGTTCTGGCAAAAAATGATCCTAAAAAAACGATCTTTGATCCTTTTATAAATATGGACTGCGCCTTCATAATTTTGGACAAACAGATTAAAAACAAAGGGGCATTGTCGCTTCCATTTAAACATTATTGGAGTGTTTTGCAAATTGGTGGACGATACGGAAAGGTTCCGCAGATTCAGGCAAAGACAAAAGCTCTGCCATTCTGCCATTAGTTGTATTGCTTTATATTCCTGACTTCGATTCGATATCGTAGATCATCATATTCAAACAACATCACATCTTTCCCCATCATTGTGCAGAATGGGGAAACTCCCTTGTCATCCATTATGCATTCGAGGACCTGCTGAAATAGAAACAGCAGCTTTGCTTCGTCAATGTCTTCTAAGTCTGCGTCGATCTCGCCTTTGGCCATCTAGAAATGATATCAGTATTTCCACTTGATCAAAGATATTTTGATGTTGCTGAACTCTGGTCTAGAGCTGCCATCGTTTGGACTGACTTGCTTGTCAAAGCTTCCGCTAATGAAGTATTGATCATCAATATTCGTAAGCCTTGCAATAGCATCATGTGTAGCCTTGATCCTGTTTGAAGCATCGATCTTCTTAAGGATGTCTTTCTTGGTGAGCAGCTTCTCCCTGGGGAAATAGAATGTGGTGTCCACTTTGAATCCAAACCCTTTCATTTTAAACTGCTCCATAACAACAGATAGCCTGGCGAAGTCGTCACCGTGCTGCTTCTGATATAGATCAACAGTTGAATCAAAGCTTCTAGCGAGCGTTGTTTTGATGAATCTGTTGCCGAATCTAGCTCTAGTCAGCTGCTTGTTTGAAGTTGGGGGCATAGGGAATTGCAATATTGTGCAATAGAACTGTTCATTCTTCTCGTTGAATATCATCACCATAGAGTCGATTCTGGCTCTTTATTATGGGCTTGCCAACAATCTTTTCTAACTGAACGCGTATCCATGGAGTCAGGTGGCAGCATTCCAAGAGATCTATCAGTGCCTGAAGCTTCTCTGAATCACTCACCGAAGCCCCATGATGGGGATATATAAAGCCCACCCTTGGGCTGTGTTGTCTTTGCTGGAACGTCAGGCTCTATATGTTCACCTAGGTTAATGGATCGCTTGGCGAGCTGTTCAGGCGTTCCCTTAAGGTCAATGCAGGCACACTGCTTATCCGCCATATATCCGCCAGAATAGCCGTCACGGATACAGAGAAGCTTGCAGGCGTATGAGTTGAGTTGGAGCAGGGACAGGCAGATGTATAGGTACATGTGCTTCATGACTGATCTTACCTGCACATTGTTTGGGCAGGAATATTCAGTATTGGAATATTGAATAATCAGGACTTATGGCTGTGGAACATCCCTAAAGTCACATTCAAGGATAATTCCGGATATCACAGCAGCCCACATTTGGTCCGTATGTGGTGCACAGTATTTTGATATCTGCTCAAGCTGCTTCTGTAGGCGGGTGAGTTGTGGGGAGAGTTCGGCATAGCAAGCTTGGAAGCCGTTTATAAATCCAGTCTCTCTAATGCTGTGGGCGTTTCCCTTAGAAGAAAACGCATAGTTTTCCGCTAGCCTATCCATTATCCTTTCAAGCTCTTTATTCATGGCTGGTCCTTTGGTTTGTCTTTCAACAGAAGTTCACCGTAAATTCTTTCCTCTCTTCTAAATTCTAGATATGCAGCCGATTCTTGTTTCTCTGCAATCGAAGCTATTTCTTTTGCCTCAATCAGAAGAGATTTTTTGCCGTTCCATTTTTTATAGGCAGCATTTGTTGTTATGGCTTGGCTTTTTATAGCCTCACTTGCTCCTTCAAATAATGCAGTTATAAAGCTGTTTTCTTCCATCCGTCACCTCTCTGTGTAAAGCAGGGGCCAATAGAGGCCCCATATATTTATATTTTAGCCGTCGCCGGAGCCGGAGCCGTCGCCGGAGCCGGAGCCGGAGCCGTTGCCGGAGCCGGAGCCGGAGCCGTAGCCGTTGCCGTTGCCGTTGCCGTCGCCGTAGCCGTAGCCGGAGCCGTAGCCGTCGCCGTAGCCGTAGCCGTAGCCGGAGCCGGAGCCGTTGCCGGAGCCGGAGCCGTTGCCGGAGCCGTCATCCTTTACGCTACCCATACCGGAACCTTTTCAATACATTTTTTTGCCACTGCCGTCGTATCCAAAATCTCAATTGCTTGAGTCAGTTCAATTTTTGAAACTGCTACAGGAAATTTACATTCATTTGGGTACTTAACTCCGTCAACTGCAAGTTGCGAAAGAGATGCAGCGCCCTTCCAATACCAAAGCCTTCTTGCTTCAGAAAGTACAACCTCTTGCCCTTTCTTCTTCTCAAGATATCCAGCAAAAACCCCTGCTGAATAAGTTCTAACGATCACATATTTCTTTTTTGTTTTAGCCATAAGGCCTCCTTTTTTGTTAACTAAAAATCCAAAACCACACCCAAACCAGCATCAAGACACATGTGTATGCGAAGGGGAGGGTCATATCAATGTCTCACCAACAGATAAAAAGTCCCAATGTACATCGCAATCAGTTGTAGCTGCAAAAATATGATCATGAGTTTCATTTCTTTCTCCTGCTTGGTTTTTTATTTAGTTCAGAAATTAACCTGTCTGCCATAACAACAGCACCTTGTTCTATGGACACGTAGTCTTTAAAGTTATGTCCCCATCTGATGTTATTGAGTAGCAGGTGCTTATATATTTCTATCGCAAAATGTTCTCTGAGTTTCATCCCTTCGTCTCCCCACAGCGAGTGCAAGTTAGCCAATTATGAGTGAACCCCTGAGTATGAACCCACTTATGCCCTCGGATGTAGCACCAGAGGATTGCTAGTGATGTGCTCATCGTTTCTTTCCTTTGGATTTCTTCTTTGGCTTTGATCTTTTTGCATACTCAGCAAGAACCAACATTTCCATTCCAGTGTTTTTGCTGAAATAGATATCAAAGAACACCCTCAAGATTTCGCTAATCTGCGCTATGTCCACTTGCTTTTTGAGGCCCTCTCTTTTGCTTATCTCTAGGGCCAGTGCTTTCAATGTCATTTCAATCCCCTATCGTTTCAATATGTTTTAAATTATTCGCCATCATCCGATACATCTTTTCTTTGAATTGTGGCCTATCAAATCTATTAATCTCTGTTTTTATATTCTGCCCATATTCCCACCCAACAATCTCAGCAAACATCCGCTCCTCAAATATCTTCACCAAGACATATCGCTTGGTAACAGCATCTCTCTCGTTCAGCATTATGTTTCCATTCTTATTCCTTGTTGCCCTGACTTCAATATTATCTCCAACATCTGAATCCTTTCTTGTAACGAATTCAGCATTCAGATGTTTCTTTCCTAAATATCCTGCAACAACAAGCTCTCCAATGAATCCAGTCTTATGGGCATCAAGCCTATCTTTTGGAATAGTAAAGTCTCTTGCGCCCATACTGTCTGCCGTCGCGATTGTTTTTTTTGCAAGATCTGTCGCTTTTGAAATCAAGTCATCGCTTAATTTGACGAATACCTTATTCTTGTATTTATGTGCGCTCACTTCTTCCTCGCAATAATCATTCTAGCTCTCCCCGTCTTGAGACAAAAAATACCGATACAAACGGATAGCCAGATTACCGATAAACAAGAAAGCGCTAGCAGTAACGTCAAAAAATCCCAATAATACTGGCTCATTTTATTGCTCCCATCATTGATCTCATCGCTTGATGTTTTATTTGTTTGAAATTTGCTATCATAAAAACTGAAATTATAAATCTTCCCAATAGCGGTATTTCTTTATCTCTCCAAAGTATTTTTAAAACTTCCATGAAGGCGATTTCTGGGCTCATTTACAAACCACAGGCTTCCCAGTGTTATCCAATTGAACAGATGCTCCACTTGGAAACTGCAAATAAGAGACCCCATCAACACACATATAAGTGTATTCTTTAAATTCAGCAGAGAATCTATTGATAACCCCGCACCCTGACATTAAAAACGCGATAATAATTAAAACTGTTTTCACTTCAACAGCTCCATGATGATGGTTCGTTTTGTATTGTCAGATATTTTCATCTTCATCACTTCAGATATCACAGAAAGATTGCTTTGAACGTCTGTCATCCCAAATGGATTTGAGAATGTGTTTTCTATAGCTTGAGCCTTCTTCTTATATGCTCTCTTTGGCGCAAGACCTAGATATCGAATTGTCCCAGCAATATTCTGCGCACTGATCGGCTTTCCGCGAGGGCCAAGATCATAGCCGAGATCTTTGACTGCCTTGAATGTCTCTGTGTAGTCATTGGTTTGTCGGTACAATCTTTTGATTGTTCTTCTGTATAGTTTCTCTGACTCAAATCGTTTCATAAGCTCTCCCTTATGGTTAAGTCCCAGAATTGGGAATCTTTAATTCGTAATCTCCAAGTTCTTTCGTCAATGCGTTCTGTCTCTACTTTGTCCCAGCACTTCTTTACAATCATGCATGTCATTGGCCAGACGTGAGATGCCTTGCCACCGTTGAGATCTTGATTTGTATAGAACGATCCATCGCTGTTGAAGCGAATCGATTCAATGCTTGAGACTGTGTCCATCATATATCGATCAAGGTTATCATTTTTGATATCCTGATCTTTTCGCATGTAGAACCAGTCGTCATTGTTGTGGAATGTGTCTAATGCTGATTGTCGCTCGAATTCTTCGTCTCTTCGTTTGTCCATGAAAACCCATCCTTTTCCCAAATAGAATCTGCAAGAATTATTAAAACAAATGGCAGTACTCCTATGTAGAATACTGTCCCAATGACTGTGACTGCGGTGACTGCGATGGCCTTAGAAAGGAATTTCATTATCAGCCTTTGCCTGCGCTAGCTTTATTTGAATGTCCATTTCATTGGTCACTTGCTGATATTCTGTTGGTGATAAGTCTTTAATTGAACTCTTCTGAGTCATCTTAAGAATGAAGCCATCGAATTCTTCTTTCTTCCAGTTAAGCTTATGAGCCATAGCGTGGGCTCGTTTGATCTGAGCTTCTGAAAGATTCGTTATCTGCATGTTTGGCTTTGGAGCATGATTCACAATTGGCTTATTAACCGCTGGAGCTGGTACCTGTGTCCTAATCATAGCAGCTTCGCCATCATCATCCTCAGATGTAATCACACCCAGCATGGCAGCTGCTCCATATCGTTTGGCATATGTGATAGCGGAGCCCAAAGCTTGAGGATCTTGCTTCATTGCCACAACTGGATATAAGCCATCGATCATCTGACCAGACTTATGTGCTACAATTGTCTGCACGTATAGCTTATCTCCTATGACAGTTGTTGGCTGAAGGATACATAAGCCATTGGCAGCAAGAGCTGGACGAACAGCATCTATGATTGATTCAAAGTCTGCGTAGTTTGATTTGAAGAACGGGTTTGAAGCGTCCTTGATTGCCTTTTTAAACTGACCTTGGGCTAGCGAAAGAGCCTCAAATAGTTTTGATCTGTCCATTGTTTCAGTCATAGATCACCTTCATTGATTATTGAATATAGGTCTTCACAGTGCTGCCAATATTCTTTAAGATTGGCTAACAAAACCCCGTTATGCATTTCCTGTGTTTCTATTTTATGCCTAAGTGCTGCATTCTGAGCTTTTATATGTGCCACAAAATGATCTAGAGAAGAGTCCAGCTTTACCCTATCATTCAATTCTTTCCATCCCTGTTCCATCCATATTCCTTTCGTTGTTTAAACTCTATACTATACAAGCGCCCTAAATTGGCTCCTCTTGCAATCTTTTCAAAGCCCTACGCCTAGCCTTAATTTCAGCCATCTTTGCCTCACGGTCGATCTGTGCGACAATGAAGGCCCATCTAGGGGCTGGAGGAGATGCATTGACTGCAGCCTCCTTCCAGTTGAATCGTCCCTTTGCATACTTTTCACGAACCCGCCTAAACTCTTCCATCTTCATGAGCTTGCGGTGATCGCTGTTTCCCCGCTGAAGCTTTCCACTAAATGAGGATGCCGACCATCCGTCTTTCAAATGCTGTTCGTAGATCTGCAATAACTGAGGATCGCTAAGCGAATATTTCAATCAAGTCTCCCAAGTGCGTTAATGGATATTATTCAGTGATTAGGTTTTGTAAACACATTTACATTTCGCAATGCTCCGACAAACAACATTGTAATAAATACACGGTGACAAAAAACGTCACATTTTTTGCCAAAAATTGTCACCACAGTGAAAACTTTACAATTCGGCACTAAAAAAATTGCAAACCGCCAGGCTTAGTTTATTGGTGCGCAGAACTTAAGCAACAGGAGTAAGCGTGGGAAAGAAATCGAACGAGACCTTAACTGACAACTCTCAAATGCAGTTTCCAGTCGGAGTAATCACAGAGAGAAGATTCTCAATACAAAGAGCAGTCGACAAAAAGATGGCTACCCTAGAGAAAGTTATCGATAGGCTGCCTTACGGTGACATCGTCTGGCTTGAACGTATCGAGAAGTTTTGGATGGATCACGATTACTTGACCGAGAAACAAATGCTGGTGCTGCAGAAGGTTTACGATAGGAACACAAGGGTCTCATAATCGAGTCGCTAGACCCAAGATCTGAGGACGCAGGAAACCATTAAGAGACTTCGATATTCTCCGTTGAATCTATTCTCTGGGATGCATCCCTGTAGTTGCTGGTGTGTATAGGCTTTTTGGATAAGCCCTTTACCAGTTCAACTCGTTCTTAAATATGCCAGTTAAGGTTCACTGCTGTCCTTATGCATCGGACTCTTGCTCGAAGGCTAATTGTTATCTCGCCTTTTGAGGTCAGTTCCTTAGTCTGGTCTTGTGCCCCTAGACCCTGAGTCTTCGGACGCTTTCAACCCCTGTAATCCTGGCTCTGAAATCATTCAAGCCAGGTATGCTAGATCTTTCGACCGAGGAGTTTCGCACTCCCACACCATGAATCGCTATGATTAGCTCATGATGCTGTAGGCCTAAACAGGAGGGCCCCATTTTGTTGACCGAATCGAATCTTTAGGATTAACCTGAGTTCAATTCGATTCCACAAATCCAATTCTTCGCCATTTGTTTACGTTTGTAAACACTTGGCGATGCCTTTTTGCACCCTGTTGACATAATAATTTAATATGTTACGCTCCTAGCCAAGGAGATTGCCCAATGTTCGAGCAGAATATTGGCAGTCGAGTGAAGGTGTTGTCTTTTGGTGACACGTACACCGTCCAGGTCCATGTAGACTCGTTCCTGGATGAAGCTCCTGAGTGGCAGACGATAGCGATGAACCTATCCAGAGAAGCCGCAATTGAGCGCGTACAAATGGTGTTGCAAGAGATGGCATTAGGTCTCGACGCCGCTTAAATCCTGAACTCCACATTTGACTAGTTTATTTGTAAACTATGCGTCAAAGATTGATCACTATTCCCTAAGGCCTAACACTTGTAGTAATCCAATCGGATAGTCCTTTCGTTGCGACTAAAGCCTCTTTGCTTCTCATCCGGGCATTGAGGCTTCCTTTTTATCCCTTCTCAATCTCTTCCATTAGATCCGCTTTAAGCTCAGCCAGAAGGCTCTCAAGAGCTTGTAGCTTTGGTTTCATACCTAGATCAGATGTGTGTGCAGTGATCACGTGAGACCATATTAGAAGCTGTGTTTCGACGGTTGAGATCTCCTTCAGTATCAATTCGAGCTTTTCTTTTTTGGCCATTTTGTCCTCCATACATATCTTATCGGCATCTTTTTGCTGGACTTTAGGCAAATAAATTGGCCCTAATCGAATGTATCGGCATTAATCTTTAGACCTTGAGTCTATTTTTAAGAATAATGCTGCCATGCCTCATGTTGAGGCAGACATTGATTTCCAGTGGAAGGATTATGTCAAAAGCTTTAGTGCCTGTGGCGCCGAAGAAACATCCAGGTGGACGACCCACAAAATACAAAAAAGAGTATTGCCAAGACCTTATAGACTTCATGTCTCAAGGATATTCTTTCGAGGCCTTCGCGGGAAAGATTCTAGTGGCAAAAGACACCTTAAATGAATGGTGCGATGTACACCCAGAGTTTTCCGCCGCCAAGCGTCTAGCGAGAGAGTCTTGCAGGATGTTTTGGGAGAAGATTGCTCTCGATCATATCGTCAGCAAATCAATCGTTGGAGTTGGGGCTCAGTCTTTGAATTCATCTGTTTGGATGTTCAATATGAAGAACAGATTTGGATGGACTGATCGAATCACGGTAGATGCAGCTCAATCAAATCAAAAACCAATAGCCCTTGCATATACGATGGACGATGAATAGTTCAACTCCGCATTTCTCGGAGTTCAATCCTAAGGATGTTCCTTATCAATTCAAGGTCATCAAAGACATATATAAAAAATACGACTACAAACTAGGAACTCATGAGGTTCTTCTGAGTGGCTCAGTTGGATCAGCAAAATCAATTCTCATGGCCCATATTGCTGTCAGACATTGCATTGAAAACAACAACGCTAGAATCCTGCTTGGTCGCAAGGCTATGCCAGATCTCAAAGATACTATCTTCAATAAGATCCTTGAGCACCTTGAAGGATCAGATCTCAAAGAAGGGATTCATTATTGGGTCACCCATCACACTGCAAAGATCAGATTTGCTACAGGCAGTGAGATCATCAGCAGGTCATGGGCAGATAAGAAATACCTCAAGATGCGATCGCTTGAAATTTCAGCAGCCATTATCGAAGAACTTACAGAGAATGACGACAAAGACAAGGCAGCATATGACGAGATAAAAATGCGCGTTGGAAGGCTTCCGCATGTGAAGAAGAAGTTTATTCTGTGTGCGACCAATCCATCTTCACCAAGTCATTGGGCATATAAGTATTTCTTCACTGACGCTCGGCCAACAAGACATGTGTATCTATCAAGGACTGAAGACAATAAGTTCCTGCCGGAAGAATACATCAGACAGCTGAAGCAAGACTTAGATCCAAAGCAAGCTCGGCGCATGATATATGGCGAGTGGATAGAGATCGAAGAAGAACGAGTCTATCATTCATACGATTCAGACAAACAATTCAAAAAGGAAACTGAATATGGAATCAATCCTTATTATCCTGTTGCTATCTGTTTTGACTTTAATATTGCTCTCGGAAAACCTATGAGCTCATGCGCCTATCAATACATCAATGATCACTTCCATGTATTTGATCAGAAGATTGTTGAAGGCGCTAGAACATCGGACATCATGGACGAATGGTTTGAATCTGGAATCCTCACAAAAGGATATGAGATATTGGTTCACGGGGATGCTACAGGCGCGGCAAGAGACACACGATCGATTCTTTCTGACTACGATGTGATCAAGAAGTATCTATCAAACATTCCTGGACTAAAGTTTAAGATGGAAGTTCCACGTGAAAACCCACCCATCAGGACTAGGCATAACAGGCTCAACGCTTACTGCATGAACGAGCTTGGCCAGTGCAGGATGACTGTTTACAAAAAGGCGAAGACTGTTGATGAAGGTTTGAGATTGACAGCACTCAAGCCTGGGGCAAACTATGTCGAGGACGACTCGAAGGCATATCAACATGTAACAACGGCGCTCGGGTACGGAATTTATTACGACACAACTAGAGTTAGATCTCAGATCAGCTCACAGAAAAGGTAACCATGCTTAACTACGGCAATCCACAACTGCGAATTCAGATCTTAGATGAGATCAAAGCCTTCAATAATCAGAACCAAAAGAAGGAGTCTCTTAAGGAGTTCGAGATCTTCAAAGGTCGCATCTATCCATATGTGAAAGAATACCTTGAGGGCATGCTGTCTAAAGAATCAGTTTCTGAGATGCCTATTGTGAGCTCAATCAACCTTTGCAAACGAGTGATCAAACAAGAGGCTAGCATCTACAAAGAAGCGCCGATCAGGACATTCGTTGGCGTTAGCGAAGAGCAAGCCAAAGCCTTAGAAGAACTTTACGAATACATGAACATCAATGTGAAGATGGCTAAGGCCAATGAGGCATATAAGCTTCAGGACCAGACGCATCTTCAAGTTGTTCTTATCAATGGCGAGCTGTGCGTTCGCCCAATGATGCGGCATCACCTAGATGCTGTTCCTTCTCCATTAGATCCAGAACAAGCCGATGCATATATTGTATCTGGCTTTGATCGCAGCATGTTTGCTCCGCGATTGAATGAAAACGAAGATGAGTTCAATCAGCTGATCGCTGACCCTGAAGACTACAAAGGCGTAACCAAGCTTGCTCTATGGTCTGATGAGTTCAATTTCATCATGGACGTTCAAGGCAATATCGTCTCTGGGCCTGACGTGGCGAATCCAATCAAGGTGAAGCCGTTCGTAGATATCTCAAATCAGAAAGACTATGAGTACTGGGTCAGACCAAGCATGAGCCTTACTGATTTCACAGTGCAGTTCAATTCTGCAATGTCAGACTTAGGCCAGATCGTTCGTATGCAAGGATTCGCGCAAGCATATTTGATTGGTGAAGAATCATTGATGCCTCAGAATATTCAGATTGGTCCAAACTACGTTCTAAAGCTTCCAGTAAATCCAGATAAGCCAACGACAACAGAGTTCGGCTTTGCCAATCCTAATTCAGATCTTGCAGGGTCGATCTCTTATATCGAGATGCTTCTATCGACATTCTTATCGGCTCAGGGAGTTGATCCAAATATCGTGAGCGGTAAAGCCCAAGGCCAAAGCTATTCATCAGGCATTGAGCGATTGCTAGCGATGATCGATAAGTTCGAGGCATCAAAAGCTGACATGGATTTGTTCGCATACGCGGAGAAGAAGCTGTTCAAAATCATTGCTGCATACATCAACACCTATTCGGGGACAGAGCTTTTTAAGTATAACATCGGAGCTATCCCAGAAGGCGCTAATGTTGAAATCCAATACAAGAAACCTGAGATGATGATGAGCGAGAAAGAAAAGCTCGAAGTCATTCAGCTTAAGACTGATCTTGGAATCATGAGTCAGGTTGAGGCTATCGCTTTTGATCGAGGCTTGGATCTAGAAGAAGCCGCCAAGGTTAAGGCAGAGATTGATAAGGAAATAGCAATGCCTTCATTGATGCCACGGCCACAAATCCCGGATAATAATGGGCAGAATTAAGGGCACTAAGATCACTATTGACGAAGTAAGCCAGACCATTGATTTGGAGAAGCTTACTGGCGTTGATCTATCTGACAAGCCACGACTTCGCAGAGAGATAGCTCAAGACATTATCGACTACATGGTGAAGCGCACTCAAGGCGGGGAAGACAATAGCAATAAGTCCTTTGCAAAGTATTCTGCAAGCTACAAGGCATCTGCTGAGTTTAAAGCCGCAGGCAAAGGCAATAACGTGAACCTCACTTTGAGCGGAGACATGCTCGGCAAGATTGATATCGTTGAAGAAGACGGCAGCACTGTGAAGATCGCAGTTGCCGCAGAAGAAACTCCTCGGGCATTTGGATTGATCTCTGGATTTGAAGGTCACCCAACAATCGACAATGGTCCGAAGAGACAGTTCTTTGGCGTTAGTGTTGAGGACATTAAGAAAGAAATCCTTCCAGCGTATAAGGACGATTTGCTGAGGGCTAAGAAGGAAGAAGATAAGCAGAAGCAGGGGATTGACTTGGCTTCGCTATTGGAATTCACTTTAAACAACAGATAACCAAAGGATTGGTTGATGAGCTTTTCTGTAAAGCTTGATTCAAAGAGTGTTGATAACGCTGAGAAATCAGTTCGTGAATCTTTCAACAAGGTTATCAACAATCAGGTCCTGCTCAAAGAACTCGGCGAGACCATCATCACAGACATTAAGTTTCAAACTAGAAAAGGAAAGTTCAAGCCATTATCTAAAGACTGGATTGCTGAACGAAAGCAGATCGCCAAAGCAACAGCCACAGCACAAAGCTTTAGTCCTGCTAGAAGTAACCTTACATTAACCGGCCAGCTTATTGATTCCCTTAAGATTCTAACTGCAAAAGCTGGCAATATCCTTATTGGCTTTGCCGGAATTCATACGCCATACAAAGCTCAGTATAGAAAATCATGGTATCGCATCGGTGCTGCTGGGAAGAAAACTCTCATCACATCGAACAAATCGGGTGTGCGAACTATCGGCGCCAGGGTGGCAAATGAAGACTTAGCAAAGTACGTTGCTGAGCAAGGCCGAGACTTCGTCAAAGTCAGGCCGACTCTAATTCCAGTCTTAAAACAAAAGGTCATTAACTATATCCGAAGGTCCAGTAGGGTCTTAGGACTGTTTAAATAGTATTTGACACCAATAACCAAAGGGAGAAAAGATGAGCGAAGATTCTAAGACCAGTGGTCAACCTGACCCAGCCGGTGGCAACGATCAGGAACAAAGCAAAGATTCAGTGCAATATGCAACTTATGCTAGGGTTCTATCTGAAAAGAAATCGGAGCAGGCAAAAAGACAAGCGCTTGAGTCACAGCTTAAAGAATTGAGCGAGAAGAAGTTAGCTGAGGACAACCAGTTTAAAGATCTCTACGAGAAGGCAAAAAAAGAACGCGATGAGTATAGTGCTTCATTGTCTCAGACAAAAAAGCAATTTGCTTATCAGATGTTCGAGAAGGAAGCCAAACAAGTAGCGATCTCAATGGGTGTCAGACCAGAAGCCGCTGACGACTTCATTAAGGTAGCAGATTTCCAAGGAGTGGAGATCGACCCTGACAACTTCACAGTTGATCAAGAACGCCTTAAGGAAGCAGTTGCAAGGACGCAAAAAGTCAAAGGCTACCTGTTCAAGGACAAAGCTCCTTCATCTCCTAAAGACGTAACACCAGGGACTGGCGGAAATATCTCCGGCAAGACTGTTGGTGAAATGTCTAGTGCTGAAATTGAGAAACTAATTAAGTCCGGAGCTTATAACTAGCCCCGGAAAACATATTTAAAGGAGTGAATATGGCTGATGTAGTAACGGGTAACACGCAGTTATCTGCAACAAAGAATGATCTGATCATCTCTTTGGTTCAAAAAGAATTGAAATTCGCAGCGAAGCTTTTGCCATACGCAACTGACTTCTCGTCTTTCGCAGGAAAAGGAATGAAGTCTATCGGTATTCCGAAGCTTTCTTCTTTCACAGTTGTGAACCGTGCATCTGCCGCTCAAGGTGATGCTTCTGTTTTGACTGCTAGCAAAGACACCATGAATCTTGATTTCAATGCATATGTTGCATGGATCGTAGATTCTGCTGACGAAATTGAATCGTCTCTTGATGTTCAAATTGAATACATGAAGCGTGCAGCTGCAGCTCATGGTCGCTATGTAGATTCTCAGCTTATCGCTAAGCTTGAAGCATCTGCTGGTTTGGACGTTGGTTCTGCTCCAATCACTCGTGACCTTATCTTGGATATGCGTGCATATCTCTTGAAGAACGAAGCGATGCTTGATGAGTTGGCTTTGTTGGTTCACCCTGACGAAGAGAAAGTTATGATGAAAATCGATGAGTTCACACGCGGTGATGCATACGGTTCATCTAACATCCCTTCTGGTGTTATCGGTAAAGTGTATGGCGTTCCAGTTCTTGTTCACTCAGGCGTTACTTCTGGTAAGGCATACATGTGGGCGAAATCTGGTATCGGATACGCTTTCCAAAAACAACCTCAGATGTCTGAGCAAGGCGCGAACGAATTCGGTTCTTCTGCAAAACGTATTGCAGTTGACCAGAAGTTCGGTGTTGTTGCTCTACAACAAGGTGAATTGGGAACTACTGCTCCTGCTTCTCCATTGATCACAAAAATCTAATTGAGATAGGGGTCCTAATTGGATGCCAATCCAAGGCAGATACCTAACTTTATAACCTCTCGGAGCCCGCAAGGGCTTCGGAGGAATATGCTCAAGACTAATGCTAGACTTGGTGCATTTGTTCGCTATTTTGATATCCAACCAACGATCTTAAACGGATCTGCAGTTTGGATTGCCTGGTTCTATGACGATCTTCAAGATCAAGACTTTGCACCTACTAATCCTAAAGAGGTCTTAAATGGCGATGAAGGATGACATACGGCAAAGGGAGCTCGACAAGTTTGTCCAGTCTCCGACCCGCACAGATGGTGCGGCAGTTGAAATCACAGGAAACATTACAGCTACAGCTTCTCCAGGTCCCTTCGCTCCTCCAGCAGGTACTGATGCTTTCACGCGTTCAGTTGCTGGGAATACAGAGACTATTGAATATCGGACCGGCGGAATTGCTGGGGCTGTGCTTAAGACAATCAAAGTTTATTACCTATCAGCACCAGATCCAGACCTTACAGGCGGTGAGCTGATATGAAGTTTGCTTTCAATCCGCTCGGCGATCCATTTGATTTGGTCAATGATAGCGCAGCATCTTCTGACGATAACTTCTCATATAAGAAGATTGAGTCTGGAGAGACAAAAACTATTCCACTCAATCAGCAAATGCTTGTTGATGGGGACGTGAGAGTGCTTGGAGATCTTCGCGTGCTTGGAAGCATGGTGGATATCAGCCAGCGAGGCAAGGATGAGTTCTTCTATACCTTGATCGGGGCTGGGGAGAGCGTACTTGTGAAACAAAATAGAATGCTTTTATATAAGAACGACCTTAGGATTTTAGGTAATCTTACGGTTCTTGGTTCACTAGAGGTGGTTTAAATGTCAGTTACTTATGGAAATCAAACAGGCGCAAGCGTTACAAACCCTGCGTCTGGTGAGACAAGCACATATATCGATTCGGTTGACGGGAAGTTTAAGAGAAAAGACTCTTCTGGAACTATCGTTTCTATTGAAGACGTTGCTTCTGGTGTGTCTTCTTTCGAGGGAAGATCTGGAGCAGTAGTCGCCACGGCGGGAGACTATGCAGGATCTGAGATCACAAACACTCCTGCTGGAAATATCGTTGCTACAAATGTTCAGTCGGCAATCAATGAACTTGATTCTGAAAAGGCTCCACAAACTCACGTTGGCGCAGGCGGTGCTTCTGAGCATCCAGTTGCTACAGGATCTGTTGCTGGATTTATGTCGCCATCTGATAAGACGAAGATCGATAGCGTTGCAAGTGGAGCAACTGCGAACCAATCAGATGCATATTTATTGGCTCGTGCGAATCATACTGGAACTCAAAGCTCATCAACAATTACTGGACTAGCGACCGTTGCTACAAGCGGCGCTTATGGTGATCTGAGCGGAACGCCAAGCGCATTGCCTCCAAGCGGAGCCGCTGGCGGTGATCTAACAGGGACATATCCAAATCCAACTGTTGGAAATACCACAATTGATGATGCAAAGCTCACAACTTCTGGCGTAACAGCTGGAAGCTATGGAGACGCATATACAGTTCCTGCCTTCACTGTAAACTCTAAGGGTCGAGTCACTGCCGTTACAAACACAACTATCCTTGGCGCTTCGCCAACGGGTGTTGCTGGTGGGGATTTGACTGGAAACTATCCAAATCCAACGCTTCAAACATCAGGCGTTACTGCAGGAACATACGGGTCAGCGACTCAAGTTGCGCAAGTAACTGTAGATGCCAAGGGTCGTGCCACAACTGTTGCCAATGTGACAATCACAGGAACAACTCCAGGCGGATCAGCAGGTGGTGACCTAACTGGCTCGTATCCAAATCCAACATTGTCTGCAGCAAAAGATGCTGAAGTTAAGGCTCGTGCAAACCACACAGGAACTCAACTATCATCGACTATTTCTGATTTCACAGAAGCTGCACAGGATGCAATAGGCACAGCATTAAATGCCACAGCGACGATCACTCCAACATATAATGATGCTGGAAACCTTATCACCTTTGACGTCAACGCTGCATCGATCACTGATGCTAAAGTTGCTACAGGAATCAATGCTCAAAAGATTTCAACCGGAGTTGTTTCAAACTCAGAGTTTGATTTTCTTGACGGGGTTACTTCTTCAATCCAAACACAGATCAACTCTAAAGAGCCAACAATCACCCAGCTTCCAATTGCTAAGGGCGGCACTAATTCTGTAAACTCCTTAAGTAATAATAGAGTCATGCAATCAAGCGGTGGCGCTATTGTTGAAGCTGCTGCCATTACAGCAAGCCGCGCATTGGCAAGTGATTCAAATGGAATTCCAGTTGCTGCTACGACTACAACTGCAGAATTGAATTTTGTCAGTGGTGTAACCAGTGCAATTCAAACTCAAATCAATGCAAAAGAACCAACCATTACAACACTGCCTATTGCAAAGGGCGGAACAAATTCTGGAACGGCTCTAAATAATAATAGAGCTATTGTTTCAAGTGGTGGTGCTCTTGTTGAAGCAGCGGCAATCACTGCCTCTAGAGCACTGGCTTCAGATACAAACGGGCTTCCAGTTGCTGCTACGACTACAACAACAGAGCTTAATTATCTTAGCGGAACCACATCAGCAGTTCAAACACAGTTGACTGGCAAAGTTACCAAGACAGGTGACTCAATGTCTGGTGCTTTGACATTGACTGATACTGGTGGACAAGGGTTTGTTGAGTATGCTCCGCAAGCAGTAACTCCAACTGCACCAACAAACGGCATTCGTATATATTCTGGAGCTACTGGTAGACTTGCCTGGAAGAATTCAGCGTCAACAACAGCATGCGCATTTGATTCAACCGCTCACACGGCGACTAGGATTGTAACTATCCCAGACGCTAGCGGCACAATGATGTACGACCCAATGACTACAAACGGCGATCTGATTACAAGAGCAGCAGGGATTGCCTCTAGACTTGGAATCGGATCAACAGGCCAAGCTCTGAAGGTTTTATCTGGAGCCGCATCATGGGGAACGCCAGAAGCTTCTTTCTTCGGAGATGCAAGTCTTGGAAGCGTGACAATTACTGGAACAACAACGCTAACTCAAAATGCATATTATTCGACACTAGCAATCAATGGCGCGGGTGTATTGAACTCTGCTGGATATGATATCTATTGCAAAACTCTAGATCTTTCCGGTGCGGGTGCCAATGCAATCAATGTGAATGCATCAAACGGTGCGGCTTCTACAACAACAACTGGCGGAGCCGCTGGCTCTGGAATAACTAGCACATATAACGGCGGCTCTGGAAATGGAAGCACTGGCGGAGCTGGTGCAGTCAATGCTGGAGCACAGGCTGCTGCGCCAACTGCGCAGAATCCATCAAATGGTGGATCAGGCGGAGTCGGTAGAGCTGGAGGCACATCATCAAGCGCAGGCGGAGCTCTTAGAAATGGAGCTGCTGCATCTAACTTTTCAAAATTTGCTTCTTTAATTCAAACCCCACTTATCAGGCTTAATAACTTGATCACTGGCGGCGGTGGCGGAGCTGGTGGCGGCGGTGGTGGCGGAACCGGAGCTCTATCTGGATTCGGCGGCGGTGGCGGTGGTGGCGGAGCTGGAATAGTGAAGATCTTCTGTGAGAATTTAATTACCGACGGCACAAC